TTACTAAGGATTACTTAGCAACTCGTTTTTACCTTACTTTACAGTAGGGTTGTTTCTTCTCTTCCTTTTTCTCTTGTTAGCTTTAGACTTTTGTCTTCTGGCTTGTCCTCTCATAGCTTATCTCCTTTTATGGTGAACTTAATATCTTTATTGATATGTTTGTCCATGAATGTGTAATAGGATAGCAAAGGAGTAACTATCCCATTACACTGCTATGTACATAGCCTATCTATTATAATGATTTTAATTATAAATCAAGTATAACTTCTTCAAATAATCAGTCTTTATTTACTTTGTATTTAGTAATCCTTCTTTTTACAGTCCCTCAGAAAACTCATGGTGTTGTGCTTGGAATATATGTTGATTTGTCTATCACATTTTTACACAAATATCCTTCTTCATCTATATACATAGTTTATTCATTAGTTAATAGTTCTTTATTCTCGTGTATGTTTCAGATTATTTCAAGATCTCTTGCAATCTGGTTTAAGGTAAATGCGTGTACTCTGAATGCTGAGTTATCAAATCTTACTTCTCATCTATTCCATACTGTAGTGTTATCTTCAATAAGATCTTTAACAGAGTTTCTTTTATTTTCTACCACATCCCCCTCATATATCTCTTTCCCGTTCTTATCTTTGAGTCATGTAAACTGTAACCACTCATAGGAATTACTCCTTAATTGGCTATTTACTATCTCAACCGATGTTCAAGTTACTCAATCCCAATAACTCATTGAATCTCTTTCAGTATCATAAATCATTCTATTTTCTTCTTTATCCCAAGCTCTGAACTTTATTCCCCTCATCCTTTATTCATTATCATCTAAAATCTCTCTTATTACTTCTTGTATTTCATTGACATCTCATAATTTAGCTTCCATTAGTTTTATCCAATCTGCTGTTGATATATCTCTTATATTAGAATCTTTTTCTTTTACTGTTCACATACTGAGATATTCTCATTTATCTATTACATAAACAACTTTTCTATTTACGCTTTCTGTTAGTTTAGTTATTGTCTCAGCTATCTCTAGTTTATTTCCAGCACAATCTCATTCAGGGAGGTTGTTATATGCTATCACTGAGCTTTTCAACATTATAGTTTTTGCTTCTTCATCATGGCTTTCTATAATTCTTTCTAGGTGGTCTTGTCTATACTTTTCCATAGGTTATTTTATATTATTAATAATATGTTCTCAGAGTTTGTAATGTACACAATTCCTTAATAATTGCCTTTTATCTTTGATCTTAACTTCTGATAAATCTATTCAATGTAATTTTTGTAAATCTGGAATTTGTGCTGTTCTGATCTTATCCTGTTCTATCTCTACTTGTTCTATTTCAAAGTTAGCCCAGAAGTAATGTCTTTGTAAGACTACTGACGGTTCTATAAGAGATTTATAATATGGTTTTACATTCTCGACTACATATTTTCACTTACAATTAGCTTGTAGGAATATGATCTCTTGCCATAGTTTCATATCTGGATAAATAGCTTTTACTCCTCTATATCTTACTCCTATGTTTTGTCTAAAGCTAGAATGAGACTGACAAGGTGGAGAAGTCCATATAAAATCAAACTTGTCATAATTTTCTAATAGGTATTCATGTGCATCTCATACAATGACTGTATCATTTGGAAATCTATCTTGGTATACTTTTGCTATATCTGGGTTTATTTCAACTGCTGTTATTTCATGTTCATCTCACCATAATGTTCTATTTCATCATAGTCAAGCGTATAAATTAAGTATCTTCATAGGTTATTTTATTAGTTTGTTAATTCATTAATTCTTCTTTTAACTGCATCTATATACATTTGTGTACCTCTTGCTTGTATTTTATTAGTAGGCACTATCTCTTCTAGTCTTTCTTTTATCTCTTCAGCTATTTTAACTGTTGGTATTTCACTTATGTGTTTTAATGTTATGTGGTTCATAGTTTCTTTAATAGTTCAAGTAAATCTTTTTCTTCTTGTTCTGTATATAGTTTAATAGGTTTATTTGGGAAACTTCAATCTACGCTTCATATTCAATAATCTCATTGTAAAACAAAATGTCATTCACATATCTCAAAGTATTTAGTTGTTCTCTCTTCTATATACTTCAATACTGCTGTTATATCGTAGTGTCATAGGATTTTATCAATAGTCTCACTTGGTTTTTCATCTGTTTCCTGATATCAAGTATATTGGTAAAAATTTACATATAAGTCTTCACAATCTCTTTCAGTACCTTTATATAGAAAATCTCATTGAAATCAATCTCACAATTTATATATCATACTATCTATCCTTTCTAATGTAAGTCCAGAATATGATATTAGCGTAACATAACACCCCTCACTCAAAGTCTTATCCATATAAGGCTCTAGAATTTCTATTATTTGTTTTCTTATATTGTTCATTCTATATTATTAAATCAACTAAGCTCATCAACTTCTCTATCTTCTTCCATTTCTTTTAATGTTTTCCAGTATACAAGATCTGAACTTTCTCTCCATGCTTTAGTTGTTCAATCTAATTGAAGTGCTTTGAATAAGTAAGTATCTCAATCTTGAGGTTGTCAATGAATTTCTATCATTTTATCCCAGACTTTCTTATTATACATAATCTATTTTATTAATTCATTAATTCTTCTTTTAACTGCATCTATATACATTTGTGTACGTCTTATTTCTGTTACTGTTTCTGGTACTATACTCTCTAACCTCTCTAGTATTTCCTCCCCTCTTTCTTTATTAGGGATATCTGCTATGTCTTGTAGTGTTAAGTGGTTCATAGTTTTTTAATTAATAGATATTCAGCTACTCCCCACATCATTAAATCAACTTAATGAATCAATTTCTCTATCTTCTTCCATTTCTTTAATTATCTTTCTATCACTTAATATATCCATTATCTTTTCTTGTGTCTCTGCAATTTGTATTAACGCTAGGTCATTGTGTTCGTTCTCTAACTTTAACTTCTCTTGTTTATTGTATTGTACATGTAGTTCTTCATTACTTCTTTGGTCTAGTGTTTTCATATGTTATAGTTTATTAAATAGATTGGTCTCTTAATACTTGAGGAAGTTCATTATCACTCTTATCCTCCATTACATCAGCTACCCATTTATTAGTATTCTCTTTAAGCCTTTTTATTTCTTCTTCTGTTCTTTTAATCTCTTCTAAAAAGTGGTTATATTGTTCCATGTTTAATTGGTTATCTTCTAAGTAATGTCATTACTACCGCACAAAATCAAATCATGGGTAATGTTATATTATATCAGAATATTAGTGATCCTATCCATAGGATAAACCAAGCGAATAATCAATTAATAATTAACATAAATAATATATACCATATCCACATTACTATTCATGTTAGTATTGCCAGTATTGTTAGTATTGTTTGCATTTTATTTTTCTAATAAATTAAGTTGCTTTGCTATCTCAATTAATTGTATTTCACATAGTTGTATCTCAGTATTAAAATGTTTAGGATCATCCATAAATCATTCCATCCATATTGTAAAGAACTTTCTTTTATCTTTTAACTTCTTAATCTTATCTTCCATTAGTATGGGATTTAGTTAGTAAATGAGCTTTCATCAACTCTTCTTAATTGAAGTCCTCTTAAATACTTTCCTCAGGCATAAGAATACTCCTTCATTCTGTTTTTTAATGCGTTTATGTGTCAATGTGCTATAAACCATCTATAACCTACGGGAGGGTGTCCTATATTGTATATAAATGATATTAAACCTACTTCTATATCATCATCAATATCATGTAACTTAAATCTTTCTCTTATTGTTTGTATTCTATCTACTAAGAACATCTTAGATTTCTCTTTAGTTATACCTGTTGTTGTTGCTGTACATCTCATACCGTATCCACAAGACCATTGCTTATGATCCCAATAAGGTTTATCTGCATATCATTCATACTTAACTATCAAATTGAAAGCTCTTTCATCTACACTTGGTAATTTACCTTGCTTTACTCTCATAATATCTTTCTCTATTGCATTTAGATCACATCCTAATCTTTTTGCTTCTTCTGTATCTGTTCTGTATAGGTTTTCACATAGTGCATTATCTGCACCATGTGCATCAACTGGAGTTACATATACTATCATACAAGCAAATCATATTCCAATTAATACCAAGAAAGCTGTCGCTAGAGTTAGAAATAAATCTACTGTCTTTTCACTCTCTTCTGCATATTTTATTAAAGTTTCTCTTCTATCATTAGTATTCATGTTTTTGTATTTATTTTTTAAAATAGATAAGTTATTTAACTTATGAACTAAGTATATCACATCTATTACAAAATGCAAATATTTTTACAGTTTAATTATAATATCTTTTTCTGTAAACTCTTTTAATGGCTTTGTTACGAAGCCGAAAGACCTTCTTCATCTATTAAATATTTTTACTAATTCTGTGATATTCTTTGGTCTCATAGTTCATCTATACATTGCAGTAACATATCCTCTGAGTGTTAATCAGAGTTTATCTCACATTTCTGATTGAGTATATCATAGAGTTTTTCTAATATCTTCTATCTTACTTGATCTGATCTTTATTAGTATTCAATTCATTTATTGTTTGTTTAGCTTTTAAATATTTATTCTCTGATAGCATTTTCTTTAATAGTTTATCTAGTTTATCTCCATCTCATTCTTTAAAGTTAATTAAGAAGTCTTGAAAGACAATCTTTTGTCTTCTCATTGATTGATAGTTTAATTCCCATCTTGATGTTTCTTTCTTTTCTCTTATTAAGTCTTGTTCTAATACTTCTTTTTCATAGTCAAGCGAATCTATAATAACTACTAGATTTTCTTTTTCTGTTTTTAATCTACTGTTTTTTTTAAACAAAGAGTGGTTTTCTTCTTCTTCTTTTTTAATATCTTTTCTTAGTTGTATTACTTCTTGATCTTCTATTAGCTTTATTAAATAAACTGATGTTATTGCTAATATAGCTATAATATTTACTATAATTATAAATGATTCCATAATTTCCTTTATTATTAATTAAAAGATTCGTATAAACTTGTTATCTCCCTTGGTGTTATAGTAATTCCTGCATCTATTTTAGTTGCATAAGCTAAAGCTCCGTCTATTACTTGTATTCCCTCTTCTTTTGTAAGAGTTGCTGTACTTGTTTTATTTGCTATTAAGTGAGTAGATCAAAACATCTGTACTTCATAGGTTCAGAATAAAGCTGTGAGTATATTCGTTCTTACGATTTCTTTCGAATATCATAGCTTATCTCCTATTCCTTTAAATATTTTCCAGAATGTTCTATTTTGTGCTTGTGATCTCCCTGCTTTTGTTGTAGTTTTTTCGATTATATATTCTTGATCCTCTTTTCAATTATCTATATACTCTTGGATTACTTCTTTAGTTCATTTCATTATTTATATTTATATTTAAGCCTTTCTAATTCTGCTTTTTCTCTTCTTTCATTTTCTTCCTCCTGTTGCTCTTGTTCTTCTTCTATATATTTATCTATAATCTTCTTTGGGTTTATTTCATTATCTTTTGTTGCATAATATGCCTGTACTACTATTCTTCTTCATTTTTCATATCTTCTTCTTATCCAATAATCTGCCCAACTCTTATTTTCACAACCAAATGTTTCCGATTCTCAATCTTCATATATCAATACTGCTGTTCACATTTTTTTATTATTATCTATTAAATCCTGCCTCTATATATTAAATTCTCAAACTTTCTTATAAAATATTCTTTTCCCATCTTTATCTTCATAATGGTCAAATTCAATACTATCTCTATAATCAGTAAATGCTTTTCTTTTTTCCATTAATTCTTTTTCAGCTTGTTTTTCTGCTTCTTCTCTTTGTTTTTTAGCTTCTAAGTCTAATTTATCTTGACGTTCTTTTAATTCTTTAGCTTCTTGTTCTTTTTTAATTCTATCTATTTCGTCTTTTTTCTCTTGTTCTACTCTTTCAAGTTCTTCTTTTTGTTTTCTTTCAGCTTCAACTTTTTCTTGTTCTACTCTTTGTTTTTCTAAATCAGCTTTTTTTTGTGCTTCTTGTTCTGCTTCAATTTTAGCTTGTTTTCTAGCTTCTTCAAGTTCCTTCTCCCTAGCTATTTTTTCTTTATCTGCCTGTATTCTCGCTTCTTCTATTGCAACAAATTCAAATCTTTTATTAGTTAATAACTCTTCAAAGTCTTTCTCTTTCATTACTAGTAAGAGATCATCTTCTGTTTCATATTCACATTTTCTAAGTGCTTCTTTTCTGTCTATCAGCTTTAACGTATTTTCTTCTCTTAATATTTCTAGTTCAACTTTTATTACTAAATCATTTAATCTATTTTCTTCTGCTTCAATTACTAATAATACTTCTCTTTCAGCTTCAAGGTTATCTCTATTTTCCTGAGTGTTTTTATCTCTTTTAGATTTAAAAGCTCTTTTTATAGTGTTTCTTGTTTTTACATATCAGTTCTTAGTATCTTTTACTGTTTGTAATTGTTTTTTATCTTTTGCATCTGTTATAGTTATAGCTTGTGAAAACTCTATATTTTTTTGTAATTCATTTTTAATTCCATCTGTTCATACTGTTGTTAGTGCATTAGAAATTGAATCCTCTTCTGTAAGTATAATTTTATTATCCATTTTTTATTATTATTTATTAAATCAAAATGCTATCTCTCTTTCTATCATATCTTCTGTTAGTTCACTTTCTTTAATTACTGTTCTATCATGTAGAGTAAACATTTTTATTGAATCTGGCTTCTTTATATTCCTTGCGTATTCTTCTCTCCTTTCCATTCTCTCTTTTTCTAGTTGTTGTTCTTCTTTATAAGAAAGATGTACTTTTTCTCAGTGTTCGTAAAACATAGTTTATAGATTATTAAATAATGTTATAATTCATCCTATTACTACAGCAAATAATCATACTGTTAATATTATTATTACATATCCTAGCATGAAATGTCACCATACTGCTAAACTTCTTTTTACTATTGATTCTGATACTAACCATCCATTATATTTTTCCATTTTTTTAAATTATTATATAAGTTGTTCTTTCTTTATTTTACAATCTTTCACAAACCAATCTATTTGTTTTTGAGTTGGTCATTCAGCTATAAATTCTTTGTATAAACTATCAAGAGCATTTACATCTGTTTCATCTTTGATTCTTTGTATATAATCCATTAGATCAAACTTTCCTTTAAATTCTTTTTTAGCTCATCAACTATCTTGTGCTTTCTTTCAGTCATCATCTTCAACTTCTAGATCTAGTAATGATAATAGATTATAGCGTCTGTAATATGTTATTTCTGAACCTTTATCTTGTGGCTTAGTTCATTCTGATAATTGTATTGAACTTTCTATATGTCTTTCAGATTCTATATCTTGTATAATAGTACAAACAGAATTATCTTTTATTAAATGAAATACTAGCAATCATTGTTTTTCTAATTCTCAATTTAGTTTTTCTTGTATCTGAGATAATGTAGCATATTTGTAATTAAATGCTTTTGTATCTCTTGTAAGTTTTATTCCTGCTTTCTTTACTTCAAATAATTTCTTATATATATTTGTTTCCATCCTTTATTCGTTATTAATCTAAATCTTCTTTCTCTTTTTCTTGTTTAACCTCATCATACATTTCTATAAAATCTGCTTTTGATTGATCTAGTTTTGTTGTAAGTTCTAAATATATTTCTTTTTGTACTTCATCTTCTGGTGAATCAGTAAGTTCTAAATATAATGTATTTAATCAACAAATTCTATCATCAAATTTTTGTTCTATTTCTGATTTTTTCATAATCATTTAATTAAAAATAAAAGAGTTATCAATTTAGATAGTAACAGATGTTAGCAAGCTGGTTTCTGTTTATCTGATTTGATAACTCAAGTATATTCATTTAATTACAAAATGCAAATCTTTTTACATTAAGTTCTTCTTAATCTTTTTATTCAATCCCTTAATACTATATCTGTAGGCTCTAGTTCGATTATTCTAACCCTTTTCTTATATATGTATTCTGATCCTGATAAGAACTCAGCACCTGCAATTCAATACTTAATTTTAAATGTTTCTAATGAAAAATAAGATACATCTTGATTAAGTATAGTTTTTCAATGATTTATTACTTGTAAGTTCATAGTGTATTATGTTAAAATATGTCATAGCTCTATTCTTTTAAGCCTGATTTTTTCTCACATTGAGATTTCTTCGTATTTCTTTACCTTTTTAATTTCTCTTCTATATATATAAGGTTTTTCTTTAGTATGTTGGATAATCCAATCTAATGATTTACCTTGTCAATGGTATAACATAAATCATCAGGCATTAAATGGAATTAATCATAACTTCTTACATTTGTTATTATATTTTATTTTCTGTTTTATTTTTAATGAATTCTTTTGCATAACATATGTGTACATATCCTCTTCTGATAAATTATCTCTACTCATTATTATCATCCATCATTGGAGTGTCATTCTGTTCCATTCTGGGACTTTTACGCAGTATTTTTTATATCAAATATTTTTACTTGATACTGGCTTTTTATGGTCAAACATCTGCTCATCAGTTTTACCTTTGTGTTTAATATTCAGATACCATCCGCAAAATGATATTTTTTCTTTAGGATCTACCTTTTCAGCATAGATCGCATACCTATCTTTTAAAATCATAACCTTTTTTTATATAATAATATGCCCTAATTCTATTCTTTTAAGCCTGATTTTTTCTAATAAGCCATTTTCCCTTGCTTCTCTATTTATTCTCGTTTGTGTTTTAGGTTTTGATTCTGTCATATGACTCCTATAAATATATTTATCTGATCTTGTAAGTTCTAAGACTTGTTCCATACTCAGTCATTTTTTTGAATAATATAATCTAAATCAATACCTGTTAAATGGTTCACAATCTGTACATAGACTTTGATATTTTTCAAATAATTTCGTCAAAGGTCTATTTTTTTGCATTGTATAATTCCATGCGTCTTCATAAGATACTCAGTCTTTCATTATAAGTCATACCCATCAATTATATTTTAATCTATTATTATCGTCCACCTTAGTACAATATTCTTTGTAATACTCTTCTTTATATTTAATCTTTTTCATTTTTAGTTATTAATATTCTTAAATAATCTTTCTCTATTTTTTTACGCTCCTTTTTATCTAATAATATACTCTCAGTTATAAACTTTCAAACATAGGTATTAGAATCGTCTGAGAGTAGTTTATTTTTTACCAAGCTATCCTCTATCATCTTTCACATAAAAGAACAATTAGAGCTATCTAAGTACCTACTACGGAAGTAAAATAGTATTTCTATATCAACCTTTTCTGTTAAAGTTTCAAACTGTTGAACTTCCTTTGTTAATTTATGGTACATATCAGCTATTCTTTTCCTTTGGGTCCGATGCATTCAGCTATATATTTGATTTGTTGATACTTTTATTGGTATGTCGTATCTAAGAGTTAATATATTATCCATCTAAATCAGGTCATTTATAAATTAACTTATTTGTTTTGAAGAAGTGGCATTTAAAGCATACGATTTGTATATTATCTTTATCGTATTTTAAATCTGGTCTACTTCACTTGCTTTTTATATGATCAAAGTTGTGAGGTTTTGGAGTATGAAGTAATCTTCAACAATCAATACAATTATGATCACGATCATTCCATATCTCTATAAACATTTCTTTTTGGCTTCATTTACTCTTTTTCTTCTTAGTCTTTGTTTTAAAGAATGTTTTTATTTCTTCCATCTTTATATTTTTGTAAATTACAGATAATCACATTTTCAACCTCTTCATTATCCTTTAAAAATTCGATATATTCATGTAGTCCTTTACACTTAGTTCCGTTTTGGTCCATATAGCATTGAAATAATTCTCATTCTAAACATCAATAGTCTAGTATTTCATCTAAACACATAGCCTCTTGATCGTCTTTAGGAATATTGTTTTTAAAGTGGTATATTTTATCCATTACACTTATACAACTACATCTACTGCATTTAGTTTTTCTAATTATTTCCATGTAGTATTGTTAGGTGTTCTTTTTATTAAATAAGTCCTTTTTTTAATTCTTTTAATTCTTTCCGCTTCTTATCAGTATTATCTTTCTTTTGGAAGTATGCTTTTGCTTTTGTAGTATCTCTTGTTCCTGTAGATGTATTGATTTTATATTTTCAAAGTCTTTCTAAACAGTATTTACAAGTAGTTTGTTCTATTTCATATAGTCTACTTCTTTCAGTAATACTTATACAGTCATAGTGATAGTGTTTTACCATAGTTCTATTTGTTAATAATAATATCTTCCGTTACCCCCTCAGACTGAAATTAATAATCAGATAACAAATGTAATAATACTTACTGTAAATGTTATAGGAAATAGAAACCATAAAACCGTAACTAAACTGCTTCATACAATTATATATTTTGTCTCTTTTTTAAATTTTCCCCACGTTTTATCATCTTCCCAAAAAAGTGCAAAGCTAATTCATAGAGGTCATAAAAAACACATTACTATAGCATATAAATATTCTTTTTTAGTTTTCATTGTTCTATTTGTTATAAATTATTCTACATTCATAATTTCTTCATGTAACTCTTTTGATCTTTCTCAGTTATCAAGCCTATGCTTTAATTGATTTAATAATATTAATCAAAATGTCCCTACTGGTCATATTTCCATATATAATGGAATAAATTCATGTAACCTTTTACTAGCTTCTCACCAATCTAATTCTTTTTCATTTGTTTCTCTCATATTCCTTTTGTTATTTATTATAATACCTATCTATTTAAATAAGCTTCTTGGATTTCTTTTACCCTAAATATGAGGATTATAACTAATAGATATTCAACTTATATAACTCTCATAATCCCATGAATATAAATCTAAAAGTTCTCAATTTGTAAAGTATATTCTAATTCGTTCTGATTCAGGAAAATTATTAGGTGTTTTAGTTTTTTCTATGTTCTTTATTGTTTTTCAGATATATTTTTTTAATTCTTTATTTTCTTCCATAGTTCTATTGATTATCAATTAGTCATACATCTATTAATATTTTTTCTTTATGTACTATAAAATCTCATTGATTAATAGTATTATGTCAGCTATATGATAATTTATCATTCTCTGTTAATCATCATTTAAAATCTTTTATTTTCATAATTATTTATTATTTAAATAAGCTTCTTGCATCTCCTTAGTTATATCTGAATCGTAGAATACTTTATATCATAACTTCTGTAATTCATCTTTGAATAATATTCATAACGTTCAAAACTTCTTACTACATTCACAATCTCAAGTTAATGATAATTCATGTCTTGTTCAGAATGAACAGATAGTTACTTTGTCTCATAATGTAGGATCTCTCTTAATTGCTTGAAATGCTTTTATTTCATTACATCTTCATTCATAAGTAATCTCATCAGTATCTATATCGTGTATAGTTATGAAATCATTATGCTTCTTAATCTTTATCTCTTCTCTGTATAGTTCGTATTGTGATTGAGTTATGCTTATCTTATTTCAGTCTTTGAATACGATTGCGTGAGTTCTTTGGTTCTTAGTTAGCATATTTTTTATTTTATTATGTAAGACCTAATATTCTTTTCCATTCTGATTTTGAGTGCGATTCTCATTTATATTCCACTATTATCTCACGTCAAACAGGACTTCAGCATCAACAAGATTTTGATTTACCCTGTGTTAAATTTGCAAATCTAGGATAATAAATCTCTCAGCAATGACATCTTGCTTTAACTTTAATCTTATCATTATACGTTCATCATTGTAATAATTCTATTCAATTATACATATCTCATACATTCTTTACATGTGCAAGTCTTCACATAATCTAAAATTTATTAAATAAATCTCTCTTCTTTCTTTCTATCTCTTCTAGCTTTCTTTTATTCTCATCATCTTCTGAATTTACAATAACTGTTTTACTCCACTTATCATTGTTCTTCATCCAGTTTCTGAATCTAAGCTTTGGGTCAAATGTTTTCTCTTTCTCCCGTCTTTCCTTTTTTCAATTAATAGATTTCTCTTTCCAGTATAATAAAAATGATTCACACTCTTCTTGAAAGTCTGTTTTAGTTAAGTTGTATTTATTATATATATCTGAAATAAATTCTAAACTAAAATCATTCTTTATATATGATTCTAGGGTAGCAACTTTAGTTGCGATTGAAACTTCCTTATCTATAGACTTAATTATATTATTTTCTTTATTATTATTATTAACCTTATTAGTAGTGGTTACTTGTTGGTTACTTGCTGGTTGCTTGTTGGTTGCTTGTTGGTTATCTTGCTGGTTATCTCATTGATACTCATTGTAGTTTAATAGCTTAACAATGCTATATTTACTGGTTGGTTTGATGGTTATCTCGCTGGTTGATTTTAGCTTAGTAAGTGAAGTCCTTATCTGTTGTTCTGATAATCAGGTCTCAGCAGCAAGTGTTATTCTTCATGTTAATAGCTCTCATCTTTTTATATATATACCTCTCCAATTCTTATCTTTCCAATTAGCTTTTAGTAGTAAATGTATAAATAATGTCTTTGTATTTATATCATCATACCATTCCCATTCCAGCATCTTTCTATGAAGCTGTATAAATCATTCCATAATTCTATACAATTAAAAACTCATACCTGTAGGCTGTTCCGACTAAAGAGAACCTACAAATATGAGTCTTAAATTTGATTGTCGGAACTATTTAATCTCTTTAGTCACGAGTATTATATCATAAACTTAAATAAAAACAAATAAAAAGTCTAAAAAACTTATCACACCTGATACATATAAGCTATACATGTATCATAACTGTAATATTTTGAGACATAAAAAAAGAGTGTCGATTTAACACTCAGTCTGTAATCTATACATTCTTTCTTCTTTCATTTCTCTAGCGTATCTAGTGAGGGCTGTTTCTTCTTTCTTCATAGTTATTTCTTATACATTAAGTATGTATATTGTATATATTTATGATGGCTTTACAATAGGATTATGTAGAGAGTTCGTGAAGATTACAACAAAAAAAGCCCCTTGCAAAGACTTTTTATGTAACCACTTATTGTTTATTCTGTGCAACTAGTATATTGAGAAATGATTTAAAGTCAAAAAAAAAGCCCTAGTAACATAGGGCGAAAGGTCTGTCGGGATTATACTTTTCATAAGACTAACAAGATTCTGTTAGAATAGATAGGCTTAATCACCTCCTGAGGTACTGCGTTGGTTTGTTTCCTGTTGTAAAGTGACCGTTTCATAAAACGCATAGAAAGGTCTACTGTTACATAGATATATTATAATAATTTCTGAATTTAATGCAACAAAAAACTCTTATGTGTCGTAAGAGTTTCTTTTGAAATGTATATGTATTATATTGATTATCTATTATATATCAACTTCTTCTTTCCCTAGGATCTTATAAACTTTGTTTCTTGTATGTAAAACAACGATTAAAGTTAATCACACTACAGCTATTCAAGCTACTGTAGTTACAATTAATGTTCATATAACAACATCGGCTAGTTTAGTCTCGAAGTTTTCCATAGGTTGTTTAAAAGAAAATATACTTAGTATTCATAGATAGGTCCTCTAATACTTCTTTTATATCACACTTATAAGTTGAATTCTTTTCCATATAATTATCTATAAACATATCTTTATGATGTTCTTCTGTATTTGTTTCCCCTCTGGAAATCCATTTTGCTATACAATTGAAATGACCTATTCATCATACAAGGTTAGCATAATCTTTAATATCAATAGACCCATCTCTAGAATCCTTATAAAATTCTTTATTTACTTTGATTCAAATAACAGCTGCGTACCCTCTATTTATCCAATCGAATAATTCTACTTCATCTTCTTTCTTAAATATAGCTAAATTTGGTACTTTATATCATCTCTCAAGAGCGTTTTCTTTTACGAATTCTAGTATTGCCTCAATTCAATCAGAACCTCTTCATCCGTTTTTAAATGAGAACTTTCATTCCTTCTCTTTTTTTAATGCAATTCCTTTTATATCTGATTCTGATATATCTATTCAGCAGTTATATTTTAAATTTGCAGCAGGTCCGAAATAAGTGCAGCACATTTTACTCCACACTTCATCTCATTGATTAAGATTGTGAAATAATGCAATATCATTGATTTTATTAAATTTAAATTTCATGGTTATTTAGTTAATTCTAAAGCTTTTTCATAAGTCCATCATAGCCTATTTATTCTTCCAAAAACAGTTGAGGGGTTAATATCCAATTCCTCACACCATTGTGTAATACATTTTCATTTATATAAATGATTTGTTCTTCTATTCCTCATCTGTTCTTTTCTAGTAGCCCATCTACAATTTGACTTACAATAATTTCAATTATTATCGACTCGATCTATTTCTAAAGTATCTGAATATCATTCAGACATATCTTTATAAAAATATTCAAAAGATCCCCATTCGCATTTAATTCATCTTCATCAGTAATGATGATAACTAGTACTATTTGTATTATTACATCTTTCTTTTATTAATCAAAATATTTTATATATTCTTGACCTACTAAGTCAATGTTTTAATCATGGTCTTATTGATTTTATTCTTTCTTTAGCTTTTTCTGATGAATAACACCCACATGATATTATATCTCAAGATCTTATGTGTCATAATTTAATATATTTTATAATTCAACATTCACATAGACATTTAATTTTATCTTTACAATAAATATTTCAGCCTACTAATAATATAAGCCTTCAGTATTTATCTCATTCTTTTACGTGCATAAGAGTATACTTAAATAAGTTTATAAATTAGGCTGTTTTGGATAGAACCCTCTTTATAAACTTATTAAAATACCAAAACATTTAATCTATCCATATATATTATATTACTTTTCAGACAAATTGGAAGTTTTTATTACTTTCATGGCTTTCTTGGTTATCAATTACTTCCTGTTCTAAACTTTCTTGCTGTACGCTATTTATATAGTTTATAACTGGGATAGTTCATATGAGTCATAAGAATCATAGCAATACAAGGAATACAGCTTCGTAGAATATTTTTTTTATCATAATCTAAGAGTTAGTTGTCTTTGCTTTTTTCTTTGTAAGCATTTTAGCCCCTCAAATTTTAATCTTTATTTTCTTAGGTTTTTTTATAGCATTAGTTACATTTACTTTTTTAACCTTATATTTAGAAGGTTTTTTAATCTTTACAGTTACTTTTGTCATAATTATTTTATTATTCAATTATTACTTCTACTATTATTTCTCTAGTATTTAGTTCTATTTGAACGAGAGTATCAGCTATTCTATTATTTACTTCAAGAGATACACTAGCAATATATACTAACCCTCAAACTAATAATATTAATATTGCCATCTCTATTATAGAGTACTTGCTTATTTGCTGTTTCATACTATCTTCTTTAGAATTAATGGTAAACCTCTTTTCTCTAATAGATCTAATATAGGGTAACTAAGAAATCAACATATTGAAATCATTGAGTTTTTTATATTTCAGAATGAATCTGGTATAAATTCTCACGCTAGGTATCAAACCCACATAGCTAAAAGTATATTAACTATAAACATTCAAGTTGTAAATTTTTGTCCTTTCCTTACTTGGTTCAAGTACATAGCCATTCCTCATATAGCTCAAATCCAAGAGTGGGGTGGTATAAACTCGGCTATCTTTTCAAATATGTCCATTGGCATAACTGGAATTTAATAATATTATATCATTTATACCATAAAAACCCGCTAATTGCAAGGTTTTATTTAATATAATTAAAATATTTCCGTCAGAATAATCTTACACCTATATAATATATATAGCACCACATATAGAAATATGGTTGTTTCCATTTTGTAAGCCTTGTGACATCCTCAGACATATATTTTAATAATCATTTATCCGCTTTTAATCTATCATCTTCCGTTCATCAGTTATCATAGTTCACATCATGAATACGACAGCTTGTATCGAAGAATATAGAGTAAGGTGGCTTAAACCACCCACCCTTTCATCAACATCAATTTGTTTGCATAGACTTATTTTAATCAAATAAATAAGTTTGTAGTGAGTGTTTTATCAACCTTTGTACTAACAGTATCTATCTCTCATAACTGAGTACTCTCAGCAGGAGTTAATCAACTTACTCATGTCTCTGCAATAAAGATTTGATTCTTCCAAACTATATCTATTCATCATCCTCAAGTAGTTGGATTCTTTATAGGGTAGGCATCATCAGATCTATATATCCTTATATTATCTGATTGAAAAACATTCGTTGTAGTAGTATTATCAAAGAATACATCAATAGTTGCATTGTTTATTCTTAGATTAGCAGAATCTATTGCTGTAACTCATCCATAGAATTCTTGTACTCCTTGTACTGTTGTTAATGTATAAGTCCACCAAGCATATAATTCTTGTGCTGAAAAGTTTGAAGCAACTATTAGATCAATCTCATCATTTACAAAATCTGCTGTAAACTTAGTAATAGTAGATCAATCAAGTCAGTATAGAATATATATAGAATCGTCTACTTGTGTATTAATAAAACTTACTCAACCAGATGATGCTACTGCTTCTGAATCTAATGGAATCTTTGCAGTTGTTGTTGATTGATAAGTAGCCCTCATTCTTATTACATCTCAATTTTCTATTACTTCTCATGGTCAGAATAATGCTGATAGTGAAGCTCATGAGCCACCAGATACAAGAGCATTATCTAATTCAGATGCTTGTGTTACATTATAGAATTGATACCTTGTTCAGTCTACTAAATTAGCTGCACTCACTGTTACTTGTATAGCGGGAGCAAAAGTAGTTCAGTCATCAGCCATAAAACTATCGAAATCAGCGTGAGGAGTTGTTCCGTCTGCTTGTACTACCCTTATTCATTTAAGTAACGCTCAAGCGGAGTTAATTAGTGTTCCTCTCTCTGTTTTAAACTTCGTTCAGTTATCATATACCATATCAGACCAATTAAATGGATCTTCTGATTGGAAAGTTGCATCTTGTGCTAAATTATAGTTAATCTCTTGTTGTATAATAGTTCATGATAATCATGTTGTATCTGTTATAGTCAAAGAGTAAACTTTACCATTCCATGTTACTGGACTAGCTCAATGATTTGTAATTGTTATAGAAACAGCAGGATCAGAAGCTGTTATATTTGCTAGAGTTGGTTGAAGAGAAACAATATATAATTCATCTGATAAATCAGCTCATCCGTATGTAGAAACAACATCTACTTCTCCTTGATAATATCAAGCTACTTGATATTTTATCACCATGTAACCTCTATAGTTAAAGTTTCAATGTGAAGCATCTCAGTATATTTGTACTAATTCATCTACTACTCATGTATTAGCAGCATCTATTGGTGCAGCTCAAATAACTTGTTGTATTTCAGCAGTGAATCAAGTTACATCTCATGTTGTTAATATAGCAGACCATGCAGCCGTTTCAACTGATGAAGCATCTAAGTATCTTAATCAATCTCTTGAAAGGAATGCTATATCTGTACTTCATGCAAATTCCCAAGTATCATCTAAAGTAAATGAATTCGGTCAGTTTGGAATTATAGGGAATGTAACATTTCTTAAGTTTTGATTAGCTCCTGTATCATTGTCTTTCCATTCTTCCATCATGAAAGAGTAATAGTTTTGCAATGTACTTGCTTTCGTTAGTGTGAAAATCTTAGTTGATTCATTCGCTGTTGCGTCAGTTGTATATACAAGCCCTGATGAAGCTACATAAGCTCTATCAACTACTTGCTGTATTCATTCAGCAACTTGTGTTCATCATACTGTAACTGTTTTTCTAATTGGTACTTGTCAAGGTAATAGAATTGTATAATCAACATCTTCTTCAATTGTAGCTGTATATGTCTCTCATGTTCAAGAGCTATTTACTCTGAATCTTTCTGTAGTTGTACCCGTTGCATAAACAACTACTTGAGAAGTTGCAAGTAGACCAGAGAATATTATACCTTTTGCAGGTGCTACTAATACAATTGAACCTGAACCAGATGCGTTAGTTGTTGGCGTTGATCCTCATGATATTGTCACTGTTAAAACACCACTTCATGTATATTCTATATCAGTTGTGTTAGTTGAAAAAGAAACATTAGTAAGCGTTACCGAAGAACTACCAGCAAAATTGAAACGCATAGCGGTAGTATTTCCTGATAAACTTGTTCCAGTTTGATTACTTGCACTTATAATATCTAGTGCGACTGTAGCAGTTGAGTTTTTAATTATTACATTTGTAAAAGAGGGGTCTGTAACACTTAATGTTGAACATCAATCAAAAGTAACAGCATTAAAATCATGTCAATCACTTATAGTAGATTCTCAAGCGTTCTTAATTACACAAGATAGATAATTTACTGTAGCTGATGATGACCCGATTGAGTTCCAAAAGAATGGAGTATCACTAATCCAGTTACAAAGTTCAAAATATATAACATCAGAACTTGAAGCGTTAGCTTCATATCATATATCATTATCATTTATATGCGCTCTCCCATAATTACTTGAAAAATCAACTTGTTTTGCAAATTCCCAAACTTTTAAAATATCAGAGAAATGAGTTAATGTAGACCCATCACCTACTCACCATGCAAAGAAACAAAGATGTATATTATCTGTAGGTGAAACATTAACTAAGGTATTTAAACTGTTTGTATTAGTCGTAATTTGTAAAAAACTACCTTTATCCCCAGATGTTCAATTAATAACAACATAAGGGTCTACATATCAAAAACTATCAATAACTACATTTGAATAATTAGTAGAAAAAGTAGCAGCAGAACCCATGTGTGAAATATTATTTACATCAAAAGTTCAACTATATAAATGTGCATCTGTAGACCTATTCATATTAACTACAGCACAATCAAAAGAGCTGATAGGATTATTTCCCCCATTAACCGCCCATGCTGCTTCTTGTGTTCCTGTTCAATTTGAGTTTACATATAACATTAACCCTGTATTTAATGTAATAGCACTCACTCTGCTAGTATTGTAATAATGGAAAAATGCAAGTCTATTAGCTACACTAAAATCCGTAGTAGTAACAGCATATATTCATCCCATCAAAGCACTACTTTGAGTATTTCAAGACGGATTATAGGTTCATGACCCTGTAAGATTAATTCATGTTTCATATCAATTTCATATACTAGTTGCTGCTAATGGAGTCCCCCCTATTGGAGATAACGGGCTTACTCATCATGATCATGTATCACAAGTATTTAATACTGTTACTCAACCAGTTACACTAGGAATTGGCATATTTTAAAAGTTAGTGGATATTATTGTGAATATGATAAAGATGCTCTATTGTCCCAAATATTATCAAAGTTTGCATTACTATCAGCCCATCAAACAGCGAGTCAAGTTGTTTCATCTAGTTTCTTGATTCTCCAAACTGCAGAAGATTTAGCAGATCATATAGCAGCTTCTCATACATATTTATTATTAGCTGTTGTAGTATTATCTAGTAATAGATCATAAGTAGATGCCCCTCATAACGCAGAAATAATAGCATCTTGTTTTTCCTCTGTAGAAGGATTAATGATGACATTAGCAACATTCTTTATATTAGTTTTCTTAATTAAAGGCATATTTTAATAAGTTAATGCGAACCAGTTGGTTCAGTCATTTGAGAATAAAATTCAAGTATTATCATCAAGCTCTACTGTTGTTTCTCATTCTATTAAACCACTTTGTGGAATTATGGAAACCAGATTAGAATCTGCTGTAGTCTTTTTTATATAATACGCAATATCTTTATTAATTCAAGTTTCAGGCAAATTTAAGTTTACTTGTCATGCACTTGTATCACAATATATAGTACCATATGCAGTATTTAAGGTATGTGTTCATGCTGTATATGTAAATGATGTCCTATTGAAATCATCTCAAGAGAAACCTCTTACTCATCTAGGTCATTTTAAACTTCTATATTCAAAGTCCCTATCTCATACTTTTTTTACTCATAGATCAGTATCCTTCCAATCAAATTCAAGTCATGATCAACTAATTCAATCTACTCAATCAAATCAGTCAATTCAATCAACTCAATCTATTCCGTCTATTCAAGTAATCCCATCCTTTCAATCAGATCATTTTACTCAGTCTTTTCAGTTATCTCATTTGTTACCATCTATTCAATCTTTACCTTTTAAGTCTTGATAAATAAACTTATTATCTACTTTTCTTTTAATTCATAACTGAGTTCAATTCCAATTATATTCAAGTCAAAGTTCTTTTGATTTCTCTATTAACGTAAGTTGAAGGATTATATTATTTAATGTTTCTTCATCAATATCTCATTCAATATTTATATCTCCTTTAGCATTACTTAAAGACTCAATTAACTCTAATTGACCTTTAAGTTTTGCGTTTAGGTTTCAGTTAATATTTATATCTAACATATATTTTATTTGTTAAGAATATTTTTGATTCAATTAGTCATATCTAAACCATTTTGCATAGTAGGAGATATAGTTTCTCTTTCAAGTACCATTTCTTCCATTATAAGAGCTAGTTGGTTTATCTGGTCTGTAATAGTTGCTATCTTTTCAATATCAATAGCTTTTTGTTTTTTTGCTTGTTCTACTAATTGTATTGCTTCAACTTCTGACCAAGCAGTATCTAGTTCTGATTTGGTAGGTTGTGTTATCTCTTGGTTTTTCCATTGTATATAATCTGGCTCTCATTGACTATCATTTAATACCATGAAATCCTCATCTCATAAAGTAGGGTATAAATGTTTTATTGCGAGTGTTAATTCCATAATGCTTTATTATTAATTAAGATATTTTATATCAAGAAAAAGAAGATTTTTGATTTCATTCTCTTATTACTCACCTTGAAGCTGTTGTATTTCTTCACCTGATTTCAATAGTGTCAGATGCTGTCAAATCAAATACAGCACTCATTGAAAAAGATAATTGAGTTCATCAGACAGTAGATTGTATTAATTTTTTTAATGTTGTATTTTCATGGATATAAAACTGGATTAAGTCTCAATCTGTTAATGTGTCAATAACTACATTATAACATATAAAATACTGTCAATCAGACGGAGCTGTGAATTGATATGTTCAAGTATTATAATTACTTCCAGTATCTACATTTTCAGTATTAAAAGTAATTACAGAAGTAGTAGTAGTAAGATTATATACTGCACTCATATAAGTATCAAATATTTCACTACCTCAAACAACTTTATCTTTTAATATTCCTGTTGCACTATCTGCAATTCATACTTTTGCTGTAATAGTTCAAGGAGTAGTTGATATAGCTCAAGCTGTATCTGATAAATAATAAATACTTCACGCTGTTAATCATGTTTGATTTGCATTAACTCATGAAGTTGTAACTGTAACAGTCTCAGTAGCTAATACTGTATTAGTAGCAAATCATATAAATCAATCTATTCTTGCTTGATTGTTTCATATCGTCAGATTAATTTGACCATCACCTCTCATATATACAGCTTGTCATGCAGTTATTCCCGCAAATGCAGTATAATCACTAGTTGTTGCTACTCATCACCCTCCCCCTCAAGGTAAATTTGTTATTGTATTATCATTATAATCAATTGTCTTATTTGTAAGTGTTTCAGCTCAAGTTAGAGTAACATCTCAAATAACTGTATCTCATTCTAATATAGTTCAAGCAGTTGTTCAGAAGTCTTTATTAAATGCAGTGTTTTTGGTAAAACTATCTTCTTTAGTATTTATTTCAACTTGTTGTACCGTAGATACTGGTTTATCAACATCAGATGTATTATCTACATTACCTAATCCAACTGTAGTCGATGCTTGTGTTCAAGTATGGTTAGCTCTATCTAATAAATAAGCATCTGAACTATTAGCAGTCGCTGACGTTGCTATTGAGTCTAACTTAGTTTTATCTCAATCTACAAAAGCTCACTCAGAAAGTATGTTTTGCTTTCAAGCTATATCAGATGACTCAAGTTTATCTGCATTAAGATTATCAAAGTTATCATTAATAATTGTACCAGCACTTCTCAATGGAGTTCAAGTCCTATCATTAGCAGTTGTTCATAGGTTTAAATCCGTTATTGTAGACATATTTTTTTATTAATTATTAAGTTCATTTCACTGTAGTAGCATTAATTCTCATATTACTTCATGAACTAGTTTGCTTAGCTTGGAAATTTATTGCATCCCCAGCTACTATATGTACAACTCATAAGAATGTATCAGTATTATTAGCTGCTAATCAGAATTCTCAATAGATTATTCAATCTACCTCAATTCGAGTAGTTCATCCAGATCACGAGTTTGCTGTTTCTCTTCAAGTATATTCAACTCTGTATGCACCACTCTTTGTTGCTGTAAATGTTTTTAATGTAACAAATGATGTACTAGTTGTGTTATCTTCTCATGCACTACTTAAATATGTTGTCGTTTGAGCTGGTTGAACTGGTAAGTTATCAGCTAATTGTTTTGAACTTATATATCTAGTTGTATCTGTACCAGCAGCAGCCTCAGCATCTGTTGCTCTTTCAACAATTCATTCTGATGTTTCAGTAGCACTTGGAACTGGATTATCATCAACATACTTTTTAGTAGCAGGATGGTAGTCCGCTGTAGGAGTATATACTGCGGCATTATCTAATTCAAGTACATTAGTTTTATCTGCCTTTGCTACTACAGTAGTATTAGCAGTAACTCTCGCTTCTGTATAGTATAGATTAGTTCCCTCTAGTAAATCAGTTGTTGAATTATTAGTCATAGTATATAAAGCTATACTAGCGACTGTTAAGTTAAAATTTATTATAGCATCAGAAGACCAAACAACATCTGTTCAATCTGGTATAGCTTTTGATGTATATCATGTTGGGAATACAGTCATAATTATATATTTAAGTGTAAAATGTATCTATTTTATTTGTCCTACCTCACGATATTCATAATACTTGATTTCAAGATATATCAAAAACATTTGCTCATGTTATATCTTCGACATACGACCCATATCTTGGCGTAGTATAACTTGTACTTATTTCAGCTCATCATGAGACTGTTTCATCAAATGTAAATAATGTGGAATCAAATGTAATTATATCACTATCAAAAGATACTGAAGTAGATCATGGATTATTCCTTGGTCTAGTATATTCAGTTGTAGGCTCTGTTCTAGGTGTTATTACAGTTGTTATTATAGTTCTAGGCATTATCTATCAAGTTACAAGATATTGTAATAAATGTATTGTACTTCATATACATATAAATACTAAGGAAAGTTTTAACACATAGATGTAATTTAAATCTATAATAATAGCTTTTATAGATTCGAATCCCCATCATATTAAGAAAGTCCCCAGTATAATATATAATAGTGTCATAAATTTTAATTATTTTCTAAATTACTTATTGCTTCTATCTTTAGTGCATTATCTCAAACAAAATCACTAAATATGCTTCTAGTCTCTTTTTCTAATTGTTTGTCTGTTAGAGTATCGGCTTTCTTCTCTAATTCTGCAAATTTCTTTAAGTTCTTAGCTAGATTAGATTGTATAGCTAAACTGTTCATAGTCTTTTGACCTACATTACTTCATATGAAGGCTTGTGTTAATCATCCAGCAGCTCATAACGTTAGAGAGTTTATAATCTTACCTACAACTCCTCAAATCTTAGCACCTATTCATCTTTTATTTAATTTTTTAAATAGATCATTTACTTTCTTTGTTGATTTACTTGCAAGATCTTTTGTTTCAAATAGAGCGCTTAGTTCACTATCCAATGCCTTTACTGTATCATCTGGTAGTAAATCTCTAGATATTTGCTTTAATCATTTTCTGTTATTCTCAAAAGTTGAAGATGTTATAGATGATTTTTGATTACCTAGTTTATCGAATGATTTATTTTTAAACTCTGATCAATAGAATCTAGCAAGGTCATTTATATCTTTTACACTTAGAGCAGTCTTATCTCTTAAGTCATCTACTTTATTTAATAACTCTAGGTCATTTGATTTATTTCAAACCTCTTCTAGATCATCAAGTGCATTTTTTACAAAGTTTGTAGTTCTTTTCCCTTTAGTTGTAACTAAGTCATCTATCTTTAATACTTCATCAGTAGGTAATAACGTATCTTGTTTCCTCGATATATCAGTTATTTTATTTGATATTGTTGAAGTAAAGTCTTCAAATGTATTTATTCCTTTCGTGTCTATTAATCATAGAGTCTTTTTAACTCCAGGTAGATTAGCTACGTCTCATTGAGATATTTCTAATACTAACTCATCTAATGTTTTTTCTGGAAATAAACCTTTTTTAATCTTACCTGCTTTTGTTTTTGCTAATTTTAGAGCTTCAACTTGTACTTTTATAGGGTTTAATGCAGACTCTACCTTCTCTAATTTTGTTACTAATCAAGTAAGTTTCTTAGATTTAGCTATATTCTTTGCAATTCACGCTCATCATACAAATGATAGTAGTACATCTGCTGGGTTTTCAACTAAGATTTCTTTTAGTCTTCAAGGTTCATTAGATAATCTATTGAATTCTTTTCAAACAGTATCAGATACTAGTTTAATTTCATCACTTGTGAAATGTTCTTTTCAGTCATCTAGGAATAATCTATTTAATGTAGACTCAACTCCTGCCTTAGCTAAATTATTTACTGATTTTATAGTTCATACAGGATCTGAGATAATACTTATTAAATCTCAAGCTATTTGAGCTGTATTCTGTGGTAAGTTTCATAAGAATTTAAATGTTGATTCAATTATCCCGTCATCTACATTAGATTGGAACTTAAACTTTTTAGCGGTTTCACTTATAGCTTGTCCTCACTTAACTCATATATCAAATCACTGTATATCTTCTTCTGTTACCTCTACCTCTTCTGCTTCTGTTATTTGAGTAACTTTATCTCATCTCACTTGAGTAAGTATTTCATTAAAATCTTCTTCAGAACCTCATTGTTCTTTTATATCAACCATCATTTGGTATTCTTCCATATTATGTAAACCAAAACTAGCCAAGTCAATTTCTTGTTCAGCTATCTCTGGTACATTTAATGTTGGTTGCAAAGTATTTTCTATATCTTGCAGGTATGGTGCTTGATTAGCAAATGTTCATGCAGGTGCTTCTGTTGTCACCTGCTCTTGTAATCATATGTCTACTAGAAAATTTCAAGTTGCCATTTTTGTATATATTAATTATTAAAGAAGTTACTTCTATTATTCTTTGTTCAAGTTGTATCATATTTAAATCAAGAAGAAGTTGTATATGTTTTATTTCAACTTATAGATTTAATATCATTTGATTTAAAGTCTGATATTAAATCAGTAATTCTAGTTGGTAAGTTTGTTCCTCATATACTAGCATTCCCTAGTACTCTTTCCATATCATTATACTTTATATCATATAGTTTCCCTTTATTCTTAACAAATTCAAAAGCTAATCTTCAAAATTCTTCTCTTTGTACGTTTGTTAATAGTTCTCATGTACTTATCTTTTTAATAAGTAATTCTGGTTTACTTGATATACCTGCACTATTCCCAGCAACCGCAAATTCAGATTCTCTTACTACAGAAGCAGGATCAAGAGTTTTCATAAATTGGAATATTGCAGCTACATCTCATGGTCAGCTAACTGAGTCAAGTGACTTTATTAGATCTCATCCAGAAGACAATGCAGATTCGAATGATTTTACTTGTGGATCTGATTTAAATTTACTTTGTTGTTGATTAAAGAATACTTGTTGGTCTCTTGTTAAAATATCTGAAAACTCTTTTTTGTCTATACCTATATTATTGAGATATTCTTCAGTCTGTTTAGAACTTCTTGTTATTCCATCTGGTCAAGTAGTAACTATATCTAAGTGAGAACCAAATCATGCTTTTAATTCAGATTGTGTTGGCTTATTTCAATTTAACTTTAATACATTACCTGTATTTCATATAGTACCTACAACTGAACCAGCTCATACCTTTTCTCATACTTTAGTAAAAAATTCATCTAAATGAGATAATCTAATTTCATTACCATCTTCTGTTTTTATAATCATTGTTTTTCCATATAGAGGATGATTCATCATATTCTCTACTATTCATCATACTGGCAATGTTATAGAGTCACCTATTTCACCATCTATATCTAATCATTGGAATTTATCATGAGGTCATCCATAAGAAGTTATAGATCAAGTCCCAGTTCATTCAATCCAACTTGTAGATTCTTCTCATGCAGCACTAAATGTTTTATGAAATAAGTTTTGCCCCTTCTTAGGTAACCCAAATACTTCATAGCTTCCATCTTCATTAGCTTTTATTTGATAAGTATAGTTATCATCTTCACTAGATCACACAGGTTTTCATAATCATGTTAAAGTATTGAGTATTTTACCATTCTTTACATAAGACAGATCTCACTTACCATTATCTATATAATTACCTCAAGTATTTCAAGAAGTTCTAAGCTCATTATTAAACTCAGCTAATTCTTTTTGTCTTTCGAATTGAGATTCTGCAGCAATCTTTTTATTTTTAGCTAAGAACTCATCTTTTTCATCTTCCCTCATTTCCCCTCTTCTTTTTTCATAGATACCTAAAGCTGTCATATACTTTTCTTTAGCTTGTTGATCTTCATATTTTATAAAGTCTAACTCTTGAGCAGCATTATCTTTTAATGATTGATATTCTCATAGACTAGCGTTATATTCAGCTAATAAGAGTCTTTTTTCTTTTACTGAGTCTCTATTTGCATCTCTTACAGCAGCATCAATAGTTCATGGTAAACTTCAAGCTAGTTCTTTTCTTATATTTTCTGGTTGGTCTTCCATTTCTATATCAAACTTTTCTATCTCAGCTTTTTTACTTGATAAAGTAGAAACAAGTTTAGTTATTTCAGGAGTATTAATCATCGCTTTATACTTAGCTCTTAGATTAGTTGAGAATATAGTATCTGGTAAATTTATTATATCTGTTCATGATGTGACTTTATCAGACGCAGTAAAATCAGTCTTGTCATTAATATTAACAGACTCATTTATATTTTGGAATTGTTTAAATGAATTTCTTTGTTCTTCTGGTAGTAAGTTATATTGTTCACTTCATGGAACTATATTACCTGCATCAACTTGAGCTTGTAATTGTTCATTACTCATTCATGAGTATTTACTAAAATACTTAGTATTAGCACTGTTTTTAAAATGAGATTTTAATACTGAATTAAATGAGTCTCTAAATTTGATATTCTTATTAGCAAAAGTAGCCATATCTTCTATTGAAGAACCACTTTCTAACATTTTTGTGAACTCATCAGTAGCTTTTATCTTATTCTGTTCATTTAAAGCACTCTCAGCACTTGCATTAGCAGTTTCCTTAGCTTTTATATCCTGTGCTGTTTCAACTGGTTCAGTAGGAAGAATTGGCTTTACCTTTTCTTCTTTAGTTCAGTTAATAGTTATTGTTGATTTAGATGGAGCTTCTATCGGAGTAGGTTCTGTTGTTTTATTTAATTCAGGAGTTTCTTCTATAACAGGAGTATTAATTATAGGCTGTTCTATAACGGGATTTTCTGCTATAGTTTGTGCTTTTTCTGCTGTAAATACATCCTCTTGAGTAGAAACAGAAGGATTAAAAAATCATGTAGCACCTCATTGAGCTGTTTTTTCTTCTGTTGGAAGTGTTCATTCTGGAAGAGTACTTCCTCCTCATGTAATTGGATCTTTTAATAAAGCCATAGTTTTCAATTAATAATATTAAAATCAGTATACATATTTAAGTCTGTATTGCAATATCTTGCTGTATCTGAGGAACATTAATTCCTATTTCTTCTGTTGGTTTAAAAGGTTCTGGATCTAGTTCTTTTAGATACGAAGCTTTAAATTCTTTGTTTTTAGTCATATTAAGTTCAAATTATATCATAATCTAACATGAATTCATGTAGTGTTGGTGGAGTGTTATCTCCGTCATCACTATGAAATTCTACTTTGAATTGTATATCTATAAATTGCTTGAATGATGTTCCATCTGGAAGTTTATGTATATTCTCAGCAATTATAGTATTATTATCCTCACTTATTGTTCTTAATACCTCCCAAGATCAATTATTTATTCTATATGACAATATAACAGTGTTTGTAGAGGCTGTATTACTTGTAGCTACTCTTACTGTATTTATTTTCTTTTTGAAGCTTGTACCTCAACTAAATACGTCACTTATTATATATCAATCTGTACTTGTTGTTAATGTCTCTAAATCTATGAAATCTACCCCATATGTAGTACCTGCTTTATAACTGAAGAATAATTTATTTATTGTTCTCTCGAAATAGAAGAAGTCATATATATAATCTATTTGAGTACCTGCATAATTCTCAGATATTATCTTATGAAGACCTTTTGGTAATCATGGTAGAATGTTTCAATATTTATATATTCATTTAGTAGTATCTGACGCATACATATATATATCGTCTCTTGCTGAGATCATTGTTTTATTTTGATGAGCGCCTGTATCATCATTAATAAATTTAAGTTTATCTGTAAGAGTAGAATTATCTTCTAGCCTTAAACTTCTTTTAGGTTTAGTTATTCTTTGATAAGTATAACCGCTTCAAATATATAATTGACCGTCTTCTGTAGTTACAAAGTCTTGATTAGATATTTGAGTTACTTTTTGCACTCTTGATCCTAGCTTTGTTCTTGCGTTCTCACTTGTAGAACCTCAATCCCAGAAGTAAATAGTTCAACTTTGACTATATACAACTACTGTAGATCCTTGAAGAGTTAATCAGAATACATCATCATCTGGAAATGCATAACTATCTTGTAATCAAGCACTTGTAATTCTATGTATATATCATGATCCTCATGCAAATACATCTGTTCATACTACAAGTATAGGAGGACACCCTTCTACACTTATTCAGATAACTAGTGCTTCATTCATTGTTCACCAGAGTCAAAGAGCAGCATCTGATGCTAGAATATATGCAACCTTCATATTTTTAGCAGCGTATGAATCTTTGGTAAAAAAGAATAGATTATCTCATTGTTGTACAACCTGTACTATATGTTGTCCTGCTGAAAGTGTATGTTCAGGAGTATTATCAACTGAATCTAGGTTATATATGTGTCAATTATCTCATCATACCCATATTTTTGATGTATCTCAAGTAGATACTTGACTTCATTCCATTGCCCTCATTGCACTTGTACTTGTAAGTAATTGATTACTCACTAAAGGTCATAGAGTTATTCAATACCCATCTCTTAACCCGTCCACGTTTTTATGCTCAATAAAATTAGCTCAACCAGTTAAATAGTCGTCTTGTTTTACTCATGGATAAAACGCATTGTATGATCTAGTAGCCATTATTGTTTAATTAAGAAAATATCACGCTTAACGCATTGAGTTAGGAACTACATTTTGTTTTTTAATAGGCTGGTTATATCTTTGTTTCATTACAGCAACCATATCCCTTATTCAACTATCGTATCTTGCTTGTGCTGCTTGAGCTTCATTCTCTTTACCTTGTCCTAAAAATATATCTATTCTTAATCAATCAGATATTAGTTTATGAAATTGTACAGGTAATTCTATTATATCTTCCGCAGTAGCTGTAGTAATTGCAACTGGTTTATGTATAACAAAAAGTTCTAGTCCTCATGTAACTACTTCCGTAGGAGCAGGGAATAAGAATATACTATTATCTTGTATATAGAAAAAAGGTTCTATAGTTGGTTGATTTACTGAATAATAATCTGGATGTTCTTCTAAGACTCAAGGGTTTTGATAAACAGCTCTTGTAAATTTACTTTGTGTTGAAGTATATTTAATCCAAACTTTGTTTATTTTCTTAATGTCAAGGTCATCTGGTGAAATACCTAGTTTTTCTGCTACATATTCACTTTGTCATATTACTGTATTTGTAACTCATGTATCCCAAAAATAGTCTCACTTAGAAACTGAAACAACTTCATCAATTAACTCTTGGTATCTTATATCTATATCTATATCCGCTTCTGTAGTAGTGTAATCTACTGCATTTGTGTGCGTTTGACTTAACGCTCTATTATATATTTGTATTCAATTCATAAGAAGGCATTATTAATATTTATATTAAGTATACTTATAATAAGTATATAATCAAAAAAAAAGAAAGCCCGAAGGCTCTCTTATTTCTTAGTAGTTTTTTTAATCACTACTTTTTCAGCCCCTAATTCCTCTAGTATTTGGATTTCAATATCTTTTTTAGTTTCAAATTCTCATTTGTCATCAAATTCAATACCTCCACCTAAAGTAGCTAGGAAATAATTAGCTTTATATTTAAACTTCATATTTCTATATGGTTATTATATAGCAGTATAATTAACTGTTGCTAGTCTAAGACCGTTAGATGTCATAATTTTAGCATCATATACAACTTCACCAGTTATAATATGAGAGAATGCACCTACTTCTTTTTCTACTTCAAGTTGATTTAATTGATCTACAAAGTGACCTGATTTATCTTGCATAAACAAGATTCTATCAACATTTTGCATAGAGTTAGTAGTGTATAATCTAACACCGTCTAACATACCAATAAACCCTTTCATTCTAATATCAAGTCCTCCATCAGTACCGTCTAATACACCTGATTGTTTTAATAATGCAGAATATTTAGGTTCTACGAAACAAGCAACTGGAGTAACTAAAGGATCTACATTTGCTTCAATTAAAGCAGTAGTACCTAGTAAGAAATGATTATAGATATTAGCAGCTGTTAATGCAGTAGCAGGAGTTAATATATTAGCAGCACCAACACCAGCAATAGCTTGAGCAGTTGCGTATGTGTCAAATTTAAGAGCTTGGTTATAACCAATTCTTTTAGCTAATTCATTTTGTAAGTTTAGGTTAGATCTAACTTTTTCAATGTCTTTTACTCTTTGCCCGATTTGAGCAACTTGTAATACTTGGAAAGATTCTGTAGTAATTGCGAAATCAGTAATTGTAATTGCATTACCTGCATCAGCAACTGTAGCGTCAGTCCACGCAGTATCTGGGAATACTTCTACTAGAACTGTATCACCAGCTTTAGTTAATTCTCCTTCAAATTCTCTATTGAAGAAAGGTACAACAACGAAATTTTGATCTCTAAATAGAGCGATTTTGTCTCTAAGATTTTCTCTTAGGATAATTGTATTTGGCATTTTGTTTGTTAGTTAGTTTTAAAAATATACTAACTAATACTTATTAAATAGTTTCAGTAGCTTTACCAGAAGCAATTTCTTCCATTGCTTGTCTTTTTAAAGCGGGATTCTTTTGCCCTAGATTATATAAGTCTTCTTGACTATATGATTTAGATCCACCTCAACTAACTCAATCAGTAAAGTTAGAATTGTTAGTGTTTTGTCTAGCTTGGATAGTAGAATCATTTGCCATAACTAATGTCATTGCATCTTTATTACTCAATCCATTTGAAGTATGTTTGTCAATAGCTTCCTTATGTTCAGTCATATTAGGATTAGCAGAATAGAAATCTCTATCATCTAACATTTTTTGCATATCTTCTTTTCAGAATGTCTGTGTTTCAGAAGACGCATCAGCTTTAGGAGCTTTTTTATGTTTTTGGATAAGTGAGTTTAATCTTTTTGCTTCCTTATCTGCTTTCTCAAATTCAGCCTTGTAATCAATTGCTTGATTTTCCGTAGTATCATTTGCAACTTCAACTACTTCTTCGTTTACTTCTTCCATAATAATATATGGTTAGTGTTATGTTTTAATCAGACATACTAACTGTGGAAAGCTTTGAATAGGCTAACTAACTATTGATATACAATATATACTTGTTTTATATCTTGTCAAGAAAAAAAGACTAGGAGCTAACCTAAATCTTTTTTTACTATTTGTTGAGTAGATGTTTTTGCAGTATTAATTAAGTACTCAGCTCATGATAACATATTCTGCGAATTACTAAGAGCTATAGCCACTCATTCAAGTGCTAAGTTATGAGTTTTAAACTTACTAAGTAGACTATATTCCATATCTTTCACTAACTCTTCTAGGATTTTAAATCCTCTATGTTCTGTAAGACTTTTTAAATCTTCCTTTTGTAATTTATCTAATTTCATATTCCTTTTATTAATAATTAAGCACTTACATCTTGGATACTAGGATTAGCTCATTGAGAAGCTTCTCAAGCTAACATAGAAGCTCATAATTGTTGAGCAACTCATCATCAACCAGCTCATTCTTCAGCAGTTGGTTCAGGTGGTTCTTGTTCTAAAGCTAATTCTCTTAATCATATAGCTTTAGCTCTCGCTTCATTCTCTAATCCAGATTTATATATATTAATATAAACATTATGATCTTCTCATGCTGCTGGTTTAGTTTTTAGCTGCATATTATTATTTAATATCTCTAAATTATCGTATGCAATCCTTTCATCTCTAGTTAATGGGTGAATAGCGTCTGCATCTAGTCATTTTATACCAGATTTAGCTATTAGAGTTCTATCTATAATTATATCTTGCGTACTTCAAGGTTTCACTGATTGCTTTAATGTTCCTATAACACTTAGTAATACAGCAAAATCTTGCTTTTGTTTAATATCTTCTTGAGCTTTTGATTTAATAGTTACATATACATCTCATTTAGATACAAATTCATTCTTTTTGAATCCGTATGAATTAGTTTTATCATTATCATCTATTGTAACAATAATCTTTTTTCTTTGAGGACTCATATTGACTGAGTAACTTCTCATTATATCAGACCATAAATCAATTAATGAATCCATATAATTGGAAGCCATAAGTGAGATACCTTGATTGATATTTTGTTGTAATGTTTGTACTTCTGATTTAGTTTGTGATCCTCATAAGCTTTGACCTTGTACTAATGCACTACCTGTACTAGATCATTCTTGAGCTAATCATTGTAGTAATGCAAGACCATTTTGAACAGCAGGATTATTAGGCCTAGGTTGTTCTAAACTAATACTATTAGCGGCATTCTTATTTGGATTATCTGAAGTATATGGAATTACAGCAGGTCATGTAATACTTGCTAGGTCATCTGTATCAATTCATAAATCACTATCGATAAATGTCTTACCTCATAATCAAGCTTCTATTGATTGACTTATAAGTAAATTAGTTAATAGGGTTTCTAAATCTTGGTATTGTCCAACTTCATCTATCAAACTTGCACCTGCATAGCTTCATTTTATTGGATTAGCTCTGAATAATTGTACACCTAGAGTTATTTTACTTGGATCAGCTTTTTCAGTAGCTGTTAATGCTCTCATCTTGATAGCTCTTGTTAGAGTTGCTCTATCAGCTCCCCATGAAGTTAAATATAAATGATATTCTTTATCTTTACTTGATTTAAAGATTGTAATATGATTATACATATCAACTAAATCATCTCATACATCAGTATCAGTAAATCATTTAATTCTATTATTTGCTCTGTCTATCTTATCTAGTTCAGTATCTCTTTGAAGTTTAACTTCATTTATTCTTTCTTGATCATAAGCTTCATCTGCTTCTAATTCAAATAAGTTTTTTCTTAATAGAGTTCAGAAGAATCTCATTTTATTTCATCTCCAGTTTTTAGGGTCTGGATAAGTTAATCTTGAATCAACATAAGATATAATTGGTTCTTGATCGTGATCATTCCATCAACTAACAGTCAGAACTCATATACCTTGCATAGCATCATCAACTAATACTTCTTCATACTTATCTCTAATACTCATTGATCTGTAATTTGCTTTGAATATTTTATCTCAATTAGATGCAATACTTTGTCAAACTACTCAATCACTAGGTATATTTGTTACTTGTAACTCATCAGATAAGAATATACTTTTTCTGATCTTTAGATTATTCCATATCTTTCTTACTTTTACTTTATCTTGTTCTGGTTCAGGGAATAGGTAATCTCTCCCTACATTCTCAACTGAGGATTTCCAGTTACTTGTGTGAACATCAGATGCTTGGAATTCAGAAGACATTTGAACCCTTAATCTCTCTTCATCTTCATGAGTTAGCATGTCAATAATTTTCATAGTTTATTTTATTAGATGTAAAATGCTTTTATCTCATCTTCTGTAGCTAATATTGTAATATCAGGATTAACTTTCTTTCCTCATACAGTATAAATATCATCTCCGTCTTCTTTTACTTGGATTCCATCAACAATAGAGTAGTATCTAAAGTTTTCTGCTCCCTCGTCTTCATTTAGTGATAAAATCACAACCTTATCGCCTATCTTAAACATATTTTTGTAATTAATAATAAAAGGTTATAGCTAGTATAATACTTTCTATAACCTTTGCAAGACCTTTTACTTACCTTATTGATACCCTTTTAATTTTATTAATAACTTTAGGCTCTGTTCTTTGAGTAACAGCAAAGTATCTAAATGAATCCGCTGCATGAGAAGACCAATCATGATCATGAGTATCTAAGTATACTTTTCTTTTATCATCATACTTTTTATGATAACTTTCTAAACACCTTATTCCTTGCTTACATCAATCTATATCAAATCTACATTTAGGAAGAATAGCTCTTACAGCATCTCTATCTTTTTGTACACTAGTTGTTCTAGTAATATAATGAATCTTATGTACTCAATACCTTTCTTGAGCTAACTGTAGACTGCTTTTCTCTGCTTCTATATGCTTTTGAGTACTATCATGAGGAAAGAATAATTGCCCTAGCTGTAGGTTATGTTCTGCTAGGTAATCATCTATATAATCAAAGTATCTTGAAATATGTAATCAACTTGCTTCGTAAGAATGTATAAAATTATAAAACTGTCAATCATTCTGTTTCATCCATACAGCAGTTGAATCATTCCTTCATAGATCAAAGTAAATATCAACTTGATTAAATAATTTAGGTAATTTAGTGATTCTTCATTCATTATTAGCCTTAGTCATAAGATCAGCGTAATAAGATCATATTGCACCTACTTCAAACGATACATAAAACTCTTGCTGTATCATTTCCTCAGTCATTCATTCTTCTCTCTCTCATTGTATGTATTCAGCACTTACAACTCAAGTATCTTCAACTGTTAAACTTTGATAGAACCATTTAGAATTATCTTTAGCATTCTCACACATATCATAAAAGTGATTCTTACCATTAGGAGTTGAATTAAATATAGCCCATCAACCATTTTCAGCAAGAATAGGTCTTAATACATCCCAAACAGTAGGATTCTGGAAAGCATACTCTGAGAATATAACTCATTTCCAGTTCGTTCATCTGATCGTATCTATTCTATCTGATCATAGTATTTGAATAAAACTTCAATTCTTTAAGTTGAATTTAAGTTCTACCGTGTTTGTATTCTCTAGGGCTTCATTTGGTATATGATCTTTAAACTTTAATCACATCTTATCTATTGAATCCCATATAATCTTTCTACCTTGTGCATAAGTAGGTAAAATATAAGCATAACCTCAAACCTCTCTTATTGCTGCTTCTACAGTTAAATTAAAGAAGGTCTTATCTTTTCATGCTCTACGATGCCATTTAGTTACAGCTCTCTTACCTAAAAAACTACCTCATTCCCTCATATAGTCTCTGAGTGGAGTTTGATAGCCTCTGTATTCTAGATTATGTGGAATCTTTACTTGTTTTGTCATTTGATATTAATTAGATCTACCGTATGCACGATGTTAAACTAACCCCTTTACTTAGCGATCATAATTATCCGATTATAAACTGAACTTTACTATCTTTATTCCCTTCTCAGAAGATTGCCTTTCTCTTAGTAGAGTTATTAGCTAAATCTCATATCATTTTTACATCAGATAGAGATAAACTTGAAACTATAATATTTCCTTCTTCATCTTTTGGAGCTTCTTCCATTATCTTTTGCAATGTTATTTGGTTTGATAAGTCCATTATATGATCATCCATTTCAAGTACTTTATCTAAAATAGTGCTTTTTGCTCAGTTTTGCTCAAGTTCTATTTTATGATTATGAGCGGTTCAATTAGACAATCCTGTCTTTTTTGCTAGTTCTCTTTCTGTTAATGTTGGTTCTTTTATAAGTGCTTTTACTACTTCTGCTTGATTCTTTTTCTTATCAGCTCTTTTTGATTCTTCTATCATAATCTATTACTTAACAAATATTGATTTATATCCTTTACTTCTTTTTATACTTAAATTAGATAAGTATTCTAAACATTTCTCAGCTTCTTCTTCTGTATCAAAACAGAAACTAATTCATTTAGATCAAATAGCATCTATATAATCTAATCCTATACTATATCATTCTATCATAATCTATTTAGTTAATCCTTTAATTAATATCTCTATTATACTTATTTAGTCTTAAATTACAAGGTTTGTTCTAGTTTCCTTTTAAGTATTAATCTTCTTATATACTACTGCTGTTCCTACTGGTGAATGATTTTCTAAATCAGATATTAGTCAGTTATAAGTTTCATCTGATAGTTTATCAAAAGATTCTTTTGTGGCATACTCTTGGATATGTTCTCAATCTTTAATGAGTGTGATATAGTATTTTCATTCTGTTTGTACCTCCCATCATATTAGAGATACTTTTTCTATAAAATCTGCATAATTCATAATTCCTTTTTAAGTATTAATAGTCTTTCTTATATGTCTAATAGGTTATTAATGGGCTTTCAATACATCTATAAAAATGAGTGATGCCCCTATTAATCATAGTATAGCCCCTAATTCTGCTGTATATGTATTATCAAATATAAGTCCTATTAACAAAAGACCTAATGCTATAGGTATAGTAATGTTTATCATTTTTTCTAATTTTTTCATAGTAGGTTGGTTATATATTCAGGTAGTTTGTTGTCTCTTATAGCTATTGCTTGTTTAATCGTGATATATTCTACTATACTATCTTTAGTATGTAATCATTTAGCTAACATCCACATTGCTTCTGATTTCCCTCTCGCTATTGCTTCTATAAATTCAGGTCTCATTATCATACTATTTAAAGCAATTTTATCTTCTGAGTTTTCAGTTTTATAAACAACTACATACTCGTATCAATTCCATCTTATCTCAAATATATCTATATCTATATCAAAAGTATATGATTTTTTTAAGTTTTTTTTAGCAAACTCTATATATTGTTTTATTGCTTTCATCTTATCTTATGTTAAATTCTATATGTCTCTTTAACTTCTCCCTTTCTTGATCTAAGACCTCTTCTACTTGTTCTTTTGTTCTACTTGTCATTCTTCCTTTCTCCCATCATAATAATTCATTTATCCTTCTTTGTATCTCTCATATTAATTCATTTGATTCTATCTTTTCTCTTATTGTGTTCATGGTTTATTTCTTTAATGATATTGTAGGTCACTCAACGCAAGTATAACCTCACTTTCTTACATTACCACATAGCTTACAAGTATCTTTATAATTATAACTCTGCATAGATCAAGTATCTTGAACCATAGTAGTTTCTGTTTTATCAAAATGTCAGAATATTTTACATATTATTTCCTTCATCCTTTCCTTTGTTAAATATATAAAATGTAATGTGTAAATATTGCCACCAGCAGCTTTTCATCTACCAAGTTTATGATTAACTTTTACACACTACATCCTATATATTTAGATTGAGTTACTAAGGATTACTTAGCAACTCGGTTTTACTCTACTTTACAGTAGGGTTGTTTCTTCTCTTCCTTTTTCTCTTGTTAGCTTTAGACTTTTGTCTTCTGG